CCCCTTTCTGATATAAACGCTTTCCTTATCCGGCGCCCCAGTTCGGTACGCACAGGTATATTTTGTAATGCGGGCTTCGAGGAAGCGAGCCGTCCTGTCTCCGTCCGTGTTGTGGAGAATTTAGTATGAACCCTTCCATCTGCCCCCACAGACTTCATTAACCCTTCCACATAAGTAGATTGTAGCTTGGTGTATGCCCTGTAGTCCTGTATCTTGTTCACAATCGTGTGTTCCTTGTACTGGTCGAGCACACTGGCATCCGTACTGGTCTCCATGTCCGTATATATCCCTTCGTCCTGCAACAATGCCACTACCTGCTGACTACTGCGTGGGTTCACATACCGCCCTGCCAGATAGTTGATGTCGGTCTGTGTGGACTCAGTAAGCTCATCAAGGTCGTGTTTGAGTGATTCCAATTCAGCTACATCGAGCAGTACCCCATTATCTTCCATCTCAATTATCATGGGTATGCAGTCCATGTCACGTTCTAATACCCCCTGTAGCCCATATTCCTGTATCTGGCTATGCAGGTAGGGGTAGATGGCGAACGTGGCTTCAGCGTCAAGTTTGGCGTATTTCTCGGCAATCTGTGGGTCAACCTCATCCAAGTATGCACGTTCCATTCTACCTATGACCGCCTCCACTTGACCCCTGCCACCATTCTCATCCATAGCATACCACTTGGAGTAGCGGTCTATGGTCGGGTCATCCATTGCCTTAGCTAATAACCGTTTCACTTTACCTTTGATGTTCTTGGGGAATGATAACTTGATTGTGCCATCCTTGCCAGTCCTGATGATGGGTTCTGGGTCATCCCATTCCCGTGATATGATATTAGTTAAATATGCCCGTGCTTTGTTCTGTGTGGCAGCATAAGTTACTTGGTTGTATGTCCGCATCTCAATCCCCACTATCCTATATGCCAGCACTTTCAGACTGAGGGCAGGTTCACCAAGCAGGTATGCCATCTGCATAGTGCATTCACAATGGGCAGGGTGTATGTTAAGCTGGGATAACACTCGGAGGTCAAACTTGGCATTGTGGAGGACAGTAAGCACATCTGGATCTTGGATCATAGCCTTGGCTATTTGCATATGATGGTAAGACTCACATGGAAAGAATTCTGGTTCCTTAGTTATATCATCCCTCGTTTGCACACTCCACGGCTTACCCCGTACTGTTTCTGTATCCACGGCTACAATCCGCATGACTCAAACCACTCCCCTAAAAGTGTTAGACTATCCTGTATGTCCATACCGTCCACTTCATTGCCAAGCGCATCCCACCCATCTACTTGTTCACGGGCAAAGAGTTCTATACGAGGTAGATTGCCTATTAATTGTACTATTCTGCTTCTGACTTCATCAGGTTTTTTGCTATGTTCCATAACCCTTGATACAATGAGATTGGGTATAGATTTATCTATTCTTTTGGGATGCCCTTTAACACCAATTAAACATATTTCTGGGTTTGCTCTTGTCCAATATCCTAATCCAAAATGCCATTTATTATTTTTTGTGGTTTTTATCCAAGTAAAACCACAAGTAGCATATTTAAAACCCCATTCTTTTATAACTTCAAAAGAGATTTCAAGAGTAGGATATGTTGCCCATAGAAAAAGAATGCAATCCTTATCCGCTAATTTGTTAATAGGCAAACTTTTTATCCAATCTAAATCCTGGCATTCATAATGGTTGGCTGGTGATTTTTTTCCGCTTTTATTAATACTCCAACCAATAAATTTCCACGGCGGGTCAGCAAGGATGATATTGTACTTCCTATTTGGAAAGTTCATCATACCCCCGTACTGTTTCTGTATCTACCGCCACTATTCTCATAATTTCTCCGCAGTGTTGGTCATACGACATGCATATAATTTAAATAACCTACTCAATAAATCATCTTTGGTTTCACGCCTATGCATCCTTAATAATTCGAGCTTATTGCTATTCTCGGTGGAGATTCTTATAACCAAAGAACCAGTTCTAAGTTTTCTATTCACCGCTTACTCCTCCACATTACAATCTTATAACTTGTAAATCACTTCTTCCTGATCTGGGGGGAGGACTACAAGGCTATCAAGGAAAAAATCCCCTTCTATATAGCCCCCATTTAAATGCAATTTTAGGTGGTATTTTTTCCGTTTCATACGCCCATCACGTTTCACCGTGAGAAATATCCTGTTCTTGTCCGCAACTGGCTTCAGGTGTATTTTAAACCCACCACCGCCATTAAGATATAGCTCTTCTGGTGTCAACATTATCGTGCTCTCCTCTCTTTCCACATTACACTCTCATCCCCCCTAATCATTCTTCCAAACTTAGTAAAATCCCTCATAATATGCCTCATCATAACGGTATTATGCAACCCATACGCCGGATGATACAAGGGCATAACCAGCCTATCCCCATCCCGATACCCAAACCCATGCACTTTAGCCATATTAACATCCCCCAGCATCCATTGAGTAGACAGTCTGCCAACTAACCCTATGAATCTCGGCTTCACCATCTCTAATTCCATATTCAGAATATGGCTACATGCGTCAATCTCAGCCTGTGTTGGGTCGCGGTCTTTGTCATTGGTGCGACATTTCACGACGTTGCTCACATATACATTCCACCGCTCTACCCCAGCATACTCATGCAGATACACATTGTCCAATTCCAATCCCGACTTCCCAACAAACGGCTTACCTTTCATGTCCTCACTCTTGCCTGGTGCCTCACCAATCAGCATAATGGAGCATGGGATGGGGCCTGCACCATCCACTCTATTGATGCGTTTCATGGGGCAACATAGGCGGTCATGGTCTGGGCAAGGTCTCATAACTCCATCCTCCCACAATCCCAGTTAGTAAGCATCAGAAATGAATCCCATTGTATATTAGCCCCGTTTTCACAAATACCCTCATCATAGCTAACCCACACTGTTTCGTCATCTGATAAAGGAGAAGTATGAATAGACAACTCGACTTTATCAGTTACACGCATCATACCAGATGGCTTTCCTTTGAAACTCAACCCCAAATATAGGGGTGTGCGGCATTCCACCAAACCTGATCTAATCATTTTACCCTCCAAATCTGAATTTGTTTGTACCTGTCATCCCAATCATCCCATGGAACAAATGCCATAACATGTGAAGTTCCTTTAATTAAATCATATACTTTAATTATTGGGGTTATTTTTGGTTTCCATCCATGGATATTTGGCTCTTTACCTTCAGTATCCGTTACTACCGCTGATTGCCCAACATCTAAATGAGATAGCAAATCTATAATATCCAATCGAAAAGAATCCCCATCAGATAAACCCCCGCTTGGAGGCGCAGGCACACTATTTTCAAAATCAACTTTCATCAGTTCCCCCTTTCCACTATCAAAAACTTCGCATCCATATCCCTGTCTGCTTCCTCAATCCTGTGCGTATCGCGGTTGTAAAAACGTTCTCCTTTCTTTGGATAGTCAAACCTCTTCACCAGCACACCATTCACATATACCGGTGTGTCCTCATCTTTATACTGATTGTCATGTGCCATTTTCAATTCTCCTTTCTACCACTGCTAGAGTGTCATTATGATCTCCGTTATGGCATATCACACAAATAGCCACCTTCTCAAAACCCCGTGATTTACTCATACCAACGGTATCATATCCAAGACTTATAACTCTGCCATTATTTTCTATAATATTATGCAATTCGTTCTTAATTTTTGTTAGACTGCCTACCCATCTACCATTATATTTCTCTCTGGATTTCCTGATATTGTATGGTGGGTCGAGAATGATGGTATCAAATTTCCAGTCGGTTGTTTTCACAAATTCATAAGCATCCATTGCATAGTCTGGTCGCATAGATTCGTCTATATCAACACGTATTTCCATTACATTCAATCGCACCTTACCAGCAAATAAATTAAGTACTAACCCCTTACAATGCAATTCAACCCACTCTTTTAATTTAGGCTGTTCAAACGTGAAGCGTTTCGGAGGCTGGACAAGATATGTCATTTCTATACTCATGGTTTATCCTCTCAATTGACTTACAATACATCCAAAAACCAATCACTACTTCTCGGAAGCATCTGCATCATACGCACAGACAGTATAAGCATATACCATTCAAAGTAACTATCAATATACCCTGTCATTGGTACACCCATGCTTGCTATATAATTTAAGAACTCATAAAACGTTGACATTAACCTATCCTCTTTTCTGCCATCTGGCAATATTTTGAGCTTAATTCGCATCCTATAAAATTCTTGTTCTGCCTCTTTGCTACTATTCCCACTGTGCCCGCACCGGCAAACGGGTCTAACACCCAACTATCGACAGGACACCCAGCGGATAGTGCGGGTTCAACAAGCGTGTCTGGGAACACGGCAAAGTGGGCTTCAGGGTAGGGTTTAGTATTGATTGTCCAGACGGTGCGTTTATTGCGACCTTGTGTAATTGAACCAACACGGTTGAATTTATCTCTTTGTGACGTTTGACCATCCCCACTCGTTTTGTGTAGATATTTATTATCAGGCTCATTCCATTTTCCACTGAGTTGGTTTCCTTCAAACTGCTGTTCAAAGTAATATTTCCCCTGCTTCGTAAAGAAATACACATACTCAAAATCCACCGTGAACCTGTCCTTTGCACTGCTCGGCATACAGTTCGGTTTATGCCAAACAATAGTATTCCTTTTTATCCACCCTGCGTCAGTCATTGCTATTGAGAAGCGTTCCGGGATCTGAATGAGAGACTTTGGCTGTACTTTATCTTGTGGATATGCAGTCGGTTCTTCATAGCTTCCGTCTCTACCGTTTTTATACTTCGGGTCTTGATAACCATAATGACGGCTTGCACCTCCTGAACTTGCGTAACTATCTCCTATATTCACCCAGCAAGTGCCTGTTTTCTTCAACACCCGGTACACTTCATTGAATATCTGAATAAGATGGGATATGTAAAGTCTGTAATCGGGCTCCAATCCTAAACTTCCACGCCATGCACCGCAGAGGGAGCAGAATTGACCTTGTGAAGATTTGTTATCACTGGCATGTTCACGCCAATCCCTTTGAAATTCTGGATTGCCAGCCTGTAAATTCAACGGCCTTGTTTTCTCATTCCCCCACTGATGTTGACAATTTTCTTCACCATCCCATATCACCGGCGGAACATCGTATGAACGCAAGCCATAGTAAGGTGGAGAGGTAATGCAGCAGTCAAAAAACCCATCCGGTATATCCCCAAGCACATCCAACACATGCCCTTCCAGCACTACGCTACTCATCCAATCCTCCCCCTCAACTGTTTAATAATGCCCCCTGCCAATTTCTTCCCTATTCCTTCTATCCCCATCAACTCTTTCTCACCCGCCATTACCAACTCTTCCACTGTCCCAAACCTCTGGTCTATCGCCTTCGCCTTCTCCCACCCTATACCATCCAAACTATTCGCCACACGCCTAACCACAGAGTGCCGTGTAAGCTGCACATGGTTGCTACCGTTGTGAGGCTGCATGTGGCTGTGGTGTTGTTCATATTCCTTATCCCACCAGTGATGTAGTGCCATGATATACTGTACTGTATCATTCTCAGTAGATGTATGGTAGCAATGTATGCCGCATATCACCTGTATCGTATTCATAAACACCCATATATCCCTCGCCATAAACCGTCTCTTGCCCGCCGTGTATTCAGTCCATCCGCCCCTGCGCCACGTTTCCAATATACCATTCTTAGGGTTGGCTCTAAACATCCCCTCAATAATCAAATAGAGATAGTGGTAAGAGTTAATCATCCCTATCAACTGTCTTCCACTCAGCCGTCCACTACACATGGAGTTGATGAAGTCACCGATCCGCTTACGCTCCACCCCCACCAACACATCCCCGTCTGATGCATGCCCTGCGAATGCAAAGTCTGCATACTCCAAGTGTGTGAGAGTGGCAGTGCCCTTTGGGAACAGCTTGTGGAGTTCTTTGCTCCCTGCCCGATTATCAATCATTATCATGAAGAATACCCTCATAACCCTTGCCTAAAAATTTTCTTAGCTCTCGGTCATGTATTATGTATCTACGTATTACTCTTACACCACGTAACTTCTTCTCCTTAATCCACCGCCGTACTGTCTGGTCTGATACCCTCAACCCGATTGCAATGTCTTTTACCGTGTATGTACTTTTCCTTTCCATAACCCCTCCTATTTTCTATTTTATACCCCAATGGGTACTCTGATACCCCTCAGACCAAGATAAGTTCTGAAACATAGCCGTAGAGCTATAACAAATTTACTCCTTGCCATTCTGTGCTCTCTTCTCTGCCCATATTTTCTTCATACGCTTCTTTGATGCTTCCCTCTCTTTCTCAGTTGGTTTTCTGGCATTGGGGTTCTTACCCATGCGATATTTCCACAGAGGGCAGTCATCCACTTCACATAAACTAACTTCATGTGCACTCCCTGTCGAGCAGTCTAAACATTTCAATCTTATCGCCCTCATGGGGGTCTTGGCTTCTTTCTGTTCAATCCCTGCCACTGCAATCATAACATTCTCCTTATTCATAATTCTGGGGCGTGTTAGACCCCTTCTCGGCTATTTCAGACTGCGCTTCATTAATCTTTTTCACAAGGCTGTTAAAATAACGCTTACTCCGCCTACGCAAACTCCATTCTGTCCCATCTCTGAGTTTTATCTTGATAACGTCGCCATCAAACACAACTTGTTCAATTAATTTCACATTCAATGCAACCGTACCACACACCAAAATTAACATAATATCCCCCTATTCCTGTGTCAGTTTATTAAACACTCCCATCCTAAATCCCTGCTTCTTGATGAAGTCTCTCCAAAACTGCCGTCTATCCCGTCTGCTCCATCCAGCCCGTTTCATATTCCAGTCCAGTGCATCCAACACCCGCAGGCTACGGTTGACCTGCCATTTCCTGTATTTGAGTTTGAGTGATGATAGTGGGTTCTTCATCCAGTCTCCCCATCTGGTGTAAAGTCAGGACAATCACCCTTATTCTTCTTTGCACACGAGGGATATTTACTCACATCGGCAATGCCAGCGAAGCCAGCTAAATCAAAACTCTTTACCATTCTCCCCGACATATAATCAAATACATCATCATCACTCGCGATGCAGAATATCCAGAAAGCCCATGAGCGACTCCATTTACATTTTCCACATGCTGTTTTCATTCCCAGTCCTCCGGTGATGTTCCCTCAATGATGTTTGCCGCCACCCATGGGAAACTCGCCATGTCCCCTTCAAACACTTCACCCGTTATTCCCATGTTCTGCCTGCAATTCACTACCTCTATAGATGGCACAACCCCATCCCCATTCTCAGTCCTCAATGCCCTCGCCCTGAGATTTACCTGCACTACAAATGGCAGGTCGCTCATACCAGCTTCCTCATACTTGCCATTCCACTGTGCATCATCCGACTTACTCCCATCCTTCGCCACATATTGTTTCTTGTACTTGCATATCAATATCAAGTTCTTATCCCGGTCAAATGCAGCGTCAATCAATCCTCTGAACTCACGGTTTATCTCTGCGTAATGATGGGGCTTGATTTGTGACAGCTTGCCAAAGAATGCCAATCTCGCCATTTCCCACGCTTCTGTATCTGTATCCCATACCACCGTCCGAATGTCCTTGTCATCCAGCAGCACATAATGGCTGTCCTTAAACGTCTCCCACCGCCTTTCATAGTCAGCCTGCGACCGTGACGGCATACCACGCAGGTTCTTGGTGTAGATGGTTTTATCATTAGCAAACTTCTCGACTACCCCCTCAAGTCCCCTGTCCATGTCCATCAATCCTATAGGTGCGGGTGCTGTGAGTGCAAAGTGTGTCTTGCCACCCTTTTCCAACCCACCAACACGGGCTATCAATCTGCATTTCCGTTGCTCTACTGTTACCTTGTCAAATCCTTTAAGCATTATAATATCCTTTCAAAAACATGCCATACAAAGCCACCACCCCACTCTTGGATAGTGCCAATATACTTTAAACTTTCCTCAACACCAATTGGATGCCCTGTCCCTTTAATGGTAAAATGCCTATCAATAAATGGCATATGAGTATCAACTATCGCCCATATGCAAGGCACATTTCGCACTGACTGCATCTGAACAGTAAGTATCTGAGACTTATCAGGCATAGGAATACTGAAATTATCATTTATTCTGTTGTGCTTCATTGAGTAGATACTGAACGGATACTTGAATATAGATACCATTATCTCGTCCTCCCACTTATCACTGCTGTCTCCGTTATCCTAAACCCAGGCATAGACTTCAACCCGCTGGCTTTAGCATAACGTTTAGCCGCCCCAACATTAACCTCCACCAACGTACCTGGCAATATCCCATCAATCACTGCCCTCAATACCGCCGCCTTATTCACAAGCTCAACCTGTATATCAGAGCGCGCAGTAATAGACCCAGCGTCCGACCGTGATGTCTTATCCACCTTCTCCACAGGGACTATGGGTGCAGTCACCACTTCAGCACCCAACACCGCCTCTGCTTCCTCAAGCTCACCAGCCGCTATCAACTGTTCCGCTTCCCGCCGTTGTTCTTCTTCCTGCCTCTTACGTTCAGCCTCTGCCTTTATCATTGCCTGCCGTTCTTCTTCCCGCTTGATGCGCTCCCGTTCCAGATAGTCCCGCCTGATTTCACTATCCACTATCTGTTGTGCTTCATTGAATGGAAGTACTAACCGCTTCATGCGAGCCAAGAGGTCTTTGTGTAATTGATGTGCTTTCTCAATATCCGGTTTGAACTCTGCCTCGATGTTCTTGATGACTTTCCTCGTGTTGCTTGAGAACTCGGTTGCCAATTCCCGTGTCGTGTCGTCCACTATCATAATGGATCTGGCTTGCTCAATGAGTTCCGTCCCCTGCTGTTCATACTTTTGAATTGCTTTGGATTCCATGATTATATCCTTCCTTCCCATGCACAGTTTTTCCAACCACCTTCCCCAGCAGCAACCATAGTTCCATTTTTTAATCGTGAAAATATATAACCGTTGGCTGGGTAAGACATACGAATACATTCAAAACCGCCCATACCAAAGACGAGGAATGCACAACAGGCTTTTCCTTGACCAAGATGGCAGACTTCCTTAGCCTCATCCTCGGATAATTTAACAATTGTTTTGAAATCACTGATAGTTTTTTCCATTGTTCATTCCCCCTTCATAGCTTTTGATTGGTTAACCATTACCTGCCATAAACTATAAAACCCTTTAGTTCCTGCGGACGCTTGGAGTATATACGTGAGTCACCCGAATTATGATACCTAAAAAATACCATCCCGTCCGTCCTTGATGAGTTTCTTCTTATGACTTTTATATATACCATATCCTTGAACATCTTTCCTTTTTGGTAAACAACCCCATTTCTAAATCGCATTTTCTTTCTCCATTGCTTTTGCTTGATTAACCAATGCTTCCCAATTCTCATCCAGTTCCCGCTGACTAAACACTATCTCCCACACTTTATACACCGGCACAAAACTTAGATGCAACACCCTGAACACACACTTGGTCACCCCCACCATCTTACAATACGCCTTAGCCTGCATCATCCACCGCCAATGCTCAGTGATGGGTTTGTCTGGTGAGTATGACGTGCACTTGTATTCCTCAACCAATACCATCCTGTTGTTTTTATACACCACACCATCCGGACTCCCCACTATCCCATCCAACTCTACTTCCCCTGGTCTATGTGCACACTTCTCCCCAAATGCTCTACTCAACGCCACTTCCCACAACCACCCCTTCTCAAACTGCATACGGGTCTCATCACTTATTTCTTTTCCGCTTGTCTCCTGTATCCCCTTCTCCATTGCCATGATCATCCCCGTCACGTGGGGCTTCCCCGTTGACCTCTTCTCCGTCTGTTCCCTCGTCCACGGAAACTCCTCCTTCAGCTCCCTCACTCTCATCCGCAATCCCCTCCTGTTTATTCCTGAATGGAAAGCTCGCCACATCCCTCACCTGCAACCATTCATGTATCATGGCTATTGGGTCTTTTGCCTGCCTCACTGCCTTCTGATATTCCACGATAAACTGCCTGCGCTGACCTATATCAACGTCCTTCTTTATCATGTGGGTGATGGCAACCTCGAACAGTTGGGCAGGATTTGACATCACATCCGCGTCTACATATATCAGTAATTTGGTTTTCTTTGACATACTATTTCTCCATTTTTATTATGGCAGGCGGGCAGGGATTTGCACCCTGCATAGCAGTTCCGCAAAGTGCCTTACGCCTCTGTGCGTGTAGAGTTAAGCGTCTACCTATTCCGCCACCACCTGCCATGATTAATTATTTACTCCATCTTCAATACGCCATCTGAAAACGCCCACTCCTCACGCCCACCCAGATAGGTATCGTCAGAAGCCAGCTTCAATGCTTCCTTCTTATCACCCAGCGCCTTGACGTCATCAGATTTGAACAACGCTGACAATAACGCTTTCTTGGTGACTTCACCGTCCAACTCAATTATCACTCCCTGTATGATACCAGCGAGTGTATCCCCAAGCCCAGCATCCACCTTTGCTTTCCCCTTGGATTTCTCTTTCTTCCCATCACTTTCCCAAGGGAGTTTGATGATCTTGGTGCATACCATAACGGTGTTGTCCCGGTCGGACTTTTTGCTGAGACCTTTATACTCAACAACTTTCCTCAGAAAATGCCCGTAAAGCCCATTTAGATAACCGATGTCATCATCATCCATTTTGTTGAGTGGAAACCCAGCCTTCACCAACGCTTCCATATACATACCAAATTTGGATTTCTTGGTGAGTGTGGATTTGGATTTTAGAGCCACCAACCCAGTACCGGCATCGTTCGGTACAAAATCATCCTTACCTCCGACAGACAGCAGGTCGGTGCCAACTTCCTCATCATCAACCTCATATACTATCCTTGCCACGGGTACAGGTGTTGTGACAGCTCCATCATAATCGGACATGATAAACCGTATATCGCCTATCACTCCGTCAAAGTCATCGAGCAAACCACCACCTTCAGAAAAACTATCTGGTCTTAAACTTACTTTTTGTTCTGTCATACTACTTCCTCCTGTTGTTTTATTCCATCAAACGCACTACCCAGTGCATCCCATATCACACCCTGCTCCTCAAGCTCTTTCCTCTCCTTTCTTATCAATCTCTTGAGGGCAGTCACTACAAAACTGGTGAGACTGTTGTATTTGGGTTTATCACCCTCCTGCGTCAGAAACACCACACGACTTACATCTTCCATTAATGCCGGGTCAAACCGGAATGTTTTCACAACACAGATTTTTGCTACTGCTCTTTTTTTTGCCATACTATTCTCCTTTCAAAACTTGTTCTATACGTTTATTTAACTCTCTTTCATCTTGTTTCCCTTTTTCATATGCCGCATAAAAACAAACTTTACAAGATTTCACAATTATTTCACCATCAGTTTCATCAACACGTGCTTGTAATATTTCGCCACATCTCTCACAACTAACAAAAATTTCAATTTCTGCTTTTAATTTCAATGGCATCTTATTTCCCCCCTTTCTAAAAATTTTCCCTTATAATACCCTCTTATCTCTTACCTCTTTCTCTAACTACTATATATATTACTTATATATATATATCATGCGTGATAATAAGAGTAAAAATGCGTCACCAGTGTCACAGCCCTATCCTCCATATACTTACACCATTCATCTCTCATATCGGATGCGTCACAATGCGTCACGGCTTTATCCCCCATACACTTACAACGCCTAATTATCACAGTGGTTATGTCACAATTCGTCATAACCCCTACTCCTGCAAAAAGTTAGAAGGGCTCAAACTTACCTTTTCGCCCAAATTAATACCAATCCACACCCTACTATCACGTTTTCGGTCGTCAGAAATACCCCGTAATTTTAGGATGCGGGTGAGTTGGTTTTTGGTTTTGGGGGATTCGCCAATAGATATACAGTAATTTTTATATGCTATATAGAGGTCGGTTTTTGTTACTTTCTGACTAGGGTGCATAATACATTTCTCATTTAAAAACTGCCCAATGAGGTCTTGTTCCACCCGATACCATTTGGTGGCATTATCAATGGTGGGGGGTATGATGAGACCATTGGTGCGCCACAAATATAATCCTTCCAATGCCCAATTCAATATCCCACTCCTACCTTCGAACAAATTGAGCAAGCGAGGCTTGAGTTTGGGGTTGGGGGCAGTAATAGTGACGTTGAATGGCACCTTTATAATGCGCCTCCATATAGCATCATCATTGCCTTTGATGATGGGTTCGTGATTGGTTGATAGCCATACTTTCCATGTTGGGTAGAACTCCATCTGGGTGCGGTATTTTGGGTTGACGGACAACCGTTCCCCTCCTGTCATCTGTTTGACCAATTCCTCGTTGAGTGCATGTGACTCACCTGTTTCAGTGGCAGCCACAAATCTCCTGCCTTTAAGCACAAACACCTCGTTGCTCGCAGCCCCCGTGCGTTTTTGAGTAAGCACGTGACTACTGGCTTGCGCCCCATAGTCGCCAAGCATATTCAATATAGCCCCCACAAACGTGGTTTTGCCGTTGCATCCACCACCCTGGAGCAAAAACATGCAGTCCTCCTCCATAGCCCCCGTCAAACTATATCCCACGGCTACTTGGACAAAGTCACGGACAGCCACGTCGGGTATGACCTGGGATAGAAATGCCAGCCAAACGTCATTCTTAGCCCCCTTGACATATGATACGGCGGCGCACTTCGTAATGTATTGGTTGGGGAGTGGTTTGTGGAGTTTGCGGTCATTCAGGTCTAACACGCCATTTGCTATATTAAGCCGCATGGGGTCGCGGTCAAACATATCAACATGTACACTGGCATTATCTATTCCTTTGGCAAGTTCTATGCACGCCTTTACGCCCGACCAACTACCAAGATATTTGATGTGGCGGGCAATACGTGGATAATTGCCATCACTGGGGTTGAGTGCAGCCAGTATTTCCTTGTAATGATCGGCAATACCACCAACACATTGATTAATAGCGCATGACTCATCCTCCACCCATTTACGCCCATCCCAGATATACCAACATCTCATTTGGGGGCAGTAAGCGAGTTCACCACCATATTTCTCAATTAAAAGTTTGGCATTGCCATTGTCAGTCAAGTCCATCATCACTCCACTTGTTCACCAAATAACATATCCGCCGCCCAAAGTAGCCCTCTGTCGCCAGCCTCATCTAACCAATCAACAAACGCATACCACTGGTGTTTATACCATAGCCAGCCAGCCATAACCAACACCACGCCAGTAATCCCCAGTCCCACTACTGCAATCCCATACATGATTACGTATATCATAGTTCTATCTCCCACAACATTTCTTGTATTTCTTACCGCTACCACAGGGACAAGGTTCACTTCCCCGCTTAATTCAAACATCCGAAGCACAATCTTTCGTACATTTTATTGCGTGGTTAAGTCCACACCCGCCATTAATACGGTCTACTATGTTCTCTATAAATTCGCCCACTCCGATGGGATGTCGGGCACAGAATACTTCTATATCACCATACGCTTTTCGTAGCTTCCTCTCATCTACAGCACAATGCCGAATTGCCCATTGAATAAATTCTTCCTCAGATAGACCTAATAATTCTGGATGCATGATTGTTTCCCCCTTTGTGCAATAAGTATATATTGCTCAATTTATCGTGTCAAGCAGAGAATAAAATAATTTTTATGGCACCTATCCATTTGAAAATACAGCATTTGAACCCCCATTCGAAAACTCCCATTTGAAACCTTGATAGTCGTTTGTTGCAATTTGCAACACACACACACCCCATTTGAAAACTACCAATCTCTACCAGTGTATGCCAGCCATCCAATCCACCCACACGGTGCATAGCTCTTGGTTTAGGTAATAATACATCCCGGCAAGTGGTATGCTCACCGGGATAATAGATTAATGATTAATAATTATTTCATAGTTCAGCCCTCTTATAGAATGGATTAATAGTTATGCTTCCTGGTAGTAATACGTTTGCCCATCAATCTCGCATGAAGTATAATCCATAAGAAAATCACGTGCAGCCCATTCCCAGTCAATGCAATAAGCTGGCCAATGGGCATCACTTGAGATAGCTCCTGTATCTTCAGCAAACTGTTGAGCATATTCCTCCGCGACATTTTCATGGAAAAAGAAGATTCCGTCCTCCCATCCATATTCTTCCGTCTCCGCTTTCAGTGTTTCCCATGCCTTTAATTCTTCAGTATCTTCCTCATCAAGTTCTTCCTCATCCTTGAGCTCATCAATACGCTTCTGAATATCCCTTGAATCAAGGTAGTCGTCGTGTAAACCGATTGTTGTTTCCATTGTTCCACCATCCTTTTGATTAGTTGTTTATTCTGCTGATCCATACGATACACACTTGCCGGTATCAATAAACCGTTGCAATTCTGTTTGTGCTTCTCGCTTTGTTTTGAATAGTGCTGAACGAAGAGCAGCATATTCCCTGTTATTCCAAATAAACACTGAAAGCCCATCCCTTTTTGTTTCCGACAAAGCCCCGATGTACTCTTGTTTTGGTTATCATTATATCCGTCCTTTTGATTAATTGTTTAATGCGCTTTTACATCATTTATACAATAATCACTCAATACTTCCTCCATGACAGCAAGTGATTCATCGACACCATAGCCGTTTGGATATAATACATTTAATTTACGTTCATGGGAGTTTCTAATATCATTTAATAGTCCCTCTCCCTCATCTAATACTAATAATTCCGCAACTGTCATTATAATTGCTCCTGTTTAATTGTTCAATGTCCTCTTGGCAATAATACCTTACATATTGCCATGATTACAGCGATCCATATCAGTATAGCAACCGTTTCCATAATTCCCCCTTGTCAATCATGAATACGTAAAGGCATTATTATACCCGTGAACACAGCCTGCCCATCACCATCCCTAATTGTGAATTTGAGTGCCGTTGCAAGTTTTCCAATTGGAGCTAATTCAAACACCGGAAAACCTTCACTATCAAGTACAGGATCAACGTCATTCTCTTGCATCTTGAGCCGACCTTCTGTTGTCGTCGGTATCTCAAATATGATCCGATTAGATGTATCACCGTGTTTGATTGCCATGTCGCAGATTTTCTTGAGCAGTTTGCCATCTAATGCAAACTTAATCGGCATGTTGTCCGTGTAATCCGGTATAACGGCTTTATAATTTGGATAGCCCCCTTCTTGCTCACATTTTACCCGGAGAGTTTTCAAGGGGATGTTAGAACTAACAAATAGCCGGTCACCGTCCTTTGTGATCTGCACATAGTTATCGCAATCCAATTCTGGTTTGGTCGGTAAGTTCTTAATAGCCGCTTCAATCGTGTCCACGTCAATCAACACCGGCTCTGTTGCCGGCTCTCCTATTGCCGCCAACATATCAACATCATTATTGACCGGCGTCCTGACTAATACATGTCCATCAGTCGCAACGGCTTCCTCATTTGATACATACAATCTTGTCAATCGCAGCCGAGACCTGTCTTTACCTGCAGTCATCGGCAACATACTTTTTACTCTTTTGTGAATAATCATAATTCCACCATCCTTTGTTTAGATTAATTGTTTAATACCCCTATTCTTTTGTCCCTTTACAAAATGGACATTGCTTTTTGTTGTGTTTCGTTGAAAAATAATGTTTAATACAATTACAAATTTCACGTATGTTTTCAGCGTGGGTTTTAATAGTTCCAAAGCCCCTCTCCTTCACCATAACACAATATCCTTGCTTGTTCATTGCTTTTTTAATAATAAAACTTGACACAACACACCTCCTTTTGTTTAGATTAATGAATTTGAACATTCTCTTTATGAGTGCTAATATACCACTTGCCAAGTATTTCCCTCCAATCCACAAGACCCCCTTGAACACACAACCGCGTACGGTATGGTAAACTCTTATACCATGCTTGAAATTCATCCTCCGGCATATCCTCAACAATCTTTATAGCTTCCTGTAATTCCATGACTGTACCGCCCCTTTCTAATGTTTCCTTTCATGTTTCCTTAATTCCTGCCAAAAAATAGCCCCGACGATTATAAAACATAGTAATAATAAGACATTAAATAGCATCTTGCCCCCCTTCATCATCCATCTTGTTTAATAGTTCGTTTGAAATTTCAGAGGCTGTATTCCAGTCTTCAATACTCCATACGCGGCGCCCATGTTCGCGCATGTTCTTATTGCCGGCGTCTTGACCGGCTGCCATACATAAATTATAAGTAAGTCTCGGTTTCATGTTATACCGTCCTTTGTTAAAAAGTTGCAATAAAAGAGCCGCATTTTCTCATGCGGCTCTGGTTGATTTCTCTCTTCACAGCAATTTGGCTGATACTGACAACAGGCCCCACATTCAGGGCACGGATCGCAGTACCACTTAACGTCTTTTTCATTTTCCAGGTTAAGGCCATATCTTTCGGCCTGCTCCCGGCAAATATCATAACATACATGTGTTTTCATAGTTTACCGTCCCTTGTAAATAGTGCTTGTGTTATACTATAATACAGTGAATGAAATTAGTATTGTGTAATTTATTAACTTCTGACAATATTAAAGCCTTGCGTTCCTTTAGTTCCTTTTTTGTTATGATAAATTCACCGAGATATTTCCATAAATCGCAAGATAAAAAATCTTTATCTCTTGCAGCTTGTACGATTAACGTATCGGCTTTGTGTCCGTTCCGGTGCAATGGATAGCAAGACCCGGAACCTTTCATCATACCGATAAAATAAGTTTTCTCTTTCATTCGATACCTGTCCTTTCATTTTTTAAGATAAATTTTAGAAGGGTAAAAGTCCCAGAGCATAATACCAATATGCTTTTTGCCAAACAATCTTCTTAAAAACCGCCCGATTCTAATTGTCTTGGAAAGACGATCACCACTGAATATAATTTTCATAATAGCCCGCCTTTGTTATAATTGAAAACACGGTATATAATTGTCATATTCTACAAAATACATACCATTAACCTTTATCCAGCGTTGCGTTGTATAACACGACACGCCGTTAAACGTCCCCTGGTCCCTAAACCGCTCCATAGCCAGTCTTGCATGTTTCTTTGTTTTATAATCACTATAAAACGTATGCCCAGCTGATGTACGTTCATGTACCCGATATATCCATTTCATTTAATACTGATCCTTCCTTTAATTAAATTTTTACTACAAAATAAAGAATACCATCATATTCATGCGTACGCTTTACACAAACGGTATCTAAAAACTCTTGAGTATGTTCGTATTTACGAACCGCGAACAGTCTATACTTCTTTTTAACTGTGTCAAGCGGCCGATACTGGTAAAAACTCCAGTAATCAATTATACCCGACAATAGCGCCCTTTGATACCAGTGTTTAATCATTTTAGTTTTTCCTTTGTTAAATTATTTGTCAAATTGCCAAATAAAGCCCGTAGTTGTTTGTATAAGCATATTTAATTCAGCATCGAATCCAAGACTATCCTGCAATTTAATAGCTTTTTCCTGCAATAGACGCAATTCAGGAAAAGACTTTATTTCACATATAGCCTGCAATTCAGTCCATAGCTGTTTTACTTCAGGTTTCATTTTTTGCCCCCCTTTGTTAATAATAATTTGAAAACTCTATTTGAAACCTATTTGAAAACTACCGGTATATTTAACATGTTTATTTTTCCCTGTTTATACTCTTTTCCCATTCTCTTCTTCAGCATTATTCTGTAAACATTGCATAATATCAGTATTACTACATTACTATATTACCACATCACTATACTGTCAATATCCAAGCCAGTTCAGTACGTCCTCGCCCTCGTACCATTCATGATCACCATACTCAGCGACAAACGCCTCAAACGTTATTTCCGGCGTGTTTTTACCATGCTTGGCAATTTCCCGTCTTGCCTCCTCTTTTGTTACGATTACACTCATAGCTTCCTCATAGTTCATTTTTCACTCCTCTTGTTAACGTTGCAAAATACCACACGGTTAATGTTTATCATTGATAGTCTGTATTGTGTTGACGTGCAATGATTTATTATAGTGTACCCTCATTAGCCCGTCTTTAATCTATACATAATATACACAATGCAGTATTGCAAGTCAAATACTTTTTCCGTTTTTTTAAAAATAGTCTATAACCGCATAATATCTGGTATTTAGCCTCCCGCCGTCCACTGTTCTCAATCAATCAATAAACTACAAAATCTCACTACGATTGCACGCTGTATATATTATGATAATAATGGAGTGTGGGTAACAGATTACCCAATTCGACGAAATTGTCGAACGACTATTAAGAGGCTAAATCACCCAAATAGGGAAAAATTTTCCCATAGGCAAAAATTTCCCATAGGCAAAAATTGCCTACCTGCATAAGTATAGTAAAATATCATAATAGGGTAGAGGAGTGTATGTTTGTGCACTATGCTTATTTAGTTCGCATAAGAAACATTACGTAAAGTACGGACATTACGATAACCTGATGAACGCCGTAGGCTACTCCCCCACTCCTTTATTACGTCTGGGTCATTTTCTAATAATGTAATACACCCACTATGGGTGGTAGCCCCTGCCGCTACTATCTTTTAACTAATGGTAGTATAATCTTTTACACGCACTAATTATATACTTGACATTGTTTACTTAGTTATGTATTTTGTAAACTAACTATAACTTTTTAGCAACGGGAGGTTACTATGCAATCGTGGAAACGGGCTGGAATGGGCATTGACCAGTTGGTTGACGAGTATGTTAATCAGAGAAAGTCATTAAGCCAGATATGCTTCGAGCACGACATTAGCCCTGGAGTTAGTGGATTGGGAGAAATGTCCGCCATTCTTAGGCAGGCGGGGTACACTATCCGCAACAGATGGGGTGAATCTAACCGCAAGCGCAAAATTACGAGAGACAATATGGAGGAGCGATGGGGAATAAGTTGGGATGAACTTGTAGAGTGGTATGAGGCACGGAAATCTCTTAACGCTCTCTGCGCCAAGCATGGGGTAAGTTCAATAGGCAAAACGGCTGTGCTTAACCAGATGCTCGCTGACGGGGGTGTATTGACGGATGACCCGTTGCGGGGGTTTGGGTTTGATGAAAAAGAGTTATTGCGGATGTATGTGGACGAATGGATGTCTGTGTTGGCTATCAGGCGTAAGTTTGGTTTATCGAGGAATGCCGGAACGGTTATATCATCACTCCTGCGCGGGCTTGGTGTACATAGGTGGGGTTATTCTAACAACACAAATATCAGTAAACAGTTTTCTTCCGATGGGTATGTGCGTTTACCTGTTATTCCAAGTAATAAGCACCTCACTACCATACGCTTGGGTGGTAATGAGATGGAACACCGCTTAGTGGTGGCTGCTTCCATTGGTCGCCCCTTAAAGCGTAATGAATGGGTGCATCACATTAACCGTGACAAGGCTGATAATCGGCTCTCTAATCTTATGTTGGTGGATAGGAATCTGCATAAGCGTATCCATATTTCAATGGACAAGGTAATTGAGGAATTGTTCAAGGAGGGGATAGCGACAATAAATAAAGATAAAGAATATGTTTTGAGAGAGTCTGATGAATACACCCGCGGGTTCGCGGACGGGATGCAGGCGATATTGGAAATGGAATAATAGTAGGGGGTGGGCGCCCCAAGCAGACGGTGGGGCTCAGGACGCCCAGGGGGAAGGTTAGATTGTGTTGTCGGGTTCAGGCGGGGGCTTTGGTTTTAATAGCTGGTCTATCAGATGAAGTTGGTTGACTACACCGTTGAGCTGGAACTCTAATTGACGCTTGATGTCTAATAGTTCAGAGCGTTTGGCTTCAATGGCGGACACTGGGATGCTGTCTGGTGCAGGTACTGGATTGAGTTTGGTCATGAGTTATTTTCCTTTCCCGAACACTTCCACGATGGACTGCAGGAGCTCCTCAACTTCTTTCAGTATGTCATCCCTTTCGGCAGCGGTTACACTTGTGCCACCAGGACTCCCTGGTCTGCGGGCTTCATGCACCCTGACTGCAACGTCTTTGAGCTCCTGGATGGGGACTTTGGCTTTAAGTAGCATTTTCCCCCATACAGTACCACCAAAGAAACCAGCTACCACGATGAATATGCCGGTTAGGAGTGTCTCGATGGCGTTGTTGAACACCCAGTCACGGACAGATGATAATATGCCGGCGTGGGCGGTGGTGGCAATGATTAATAACAGAGCCGTGATGGTGAGTATACGCTTCATTCTGTGCCTCCTTGTGGTGTGAGTAGTTCTATGAGTTTCTTACTACGGTTGCCCACCTGGATATACCATGCTGAGTCCTTCAT